GGGATTGGTCTGCCTCATCCACGTCACGGTATGCGGTGGCGCGGCTGAGGTTGTACTTGCGTTGAAGCGTTGCCGAGATGTCGGCTTTACGGAATCCAAGGTCTAGGAGACGTTTGGCGTGCTGCTGATGGGCTTCCTTTTGTTCATTGGAACGTTTCATAGGATGATGTTGATGGAGCGGAGCAGGCCGGGGCTTGACTCCACTGGTTAAAATCTTACAGGAACAATCCACCAAAGGCAACGAACCCATTCATGACTGAACCAACTAAGACCATTCATTTCTGCGCTGACGAGTGGATGCTTCTGCTTGAAGCGCTTCACGTCTACAAGGACACTAACGACGGTCGAAAGGTTGCCGGTCGCCTTAACTGGGTTCGTGCCAAGCTTGAAGACTGTCGTGCTGAGGAATGCTTGATCCGGCTCAGCGCATAAAAAAAGCCCCGTAAGGGGGCTTAGGAAACGTAGATAGTCTCGCAAGTGTCCTGAGACCTGAAGCGATGCCAGATCTCTTCCGCATAAGCCGCAGTCAACATACGGCTTTTTTGGATCGTGCCATCTTGTGAGCTGAATTCACATAACCAGACACCAGATTCTGACCAGCTAGGGCGATAGTGAAGCCATCCCCGCTTCTCAGGTACAAAAACCTGAAAGCGGAAGACGTTTCGAAACGTTTTAATGATCATGATTTTGGAGCGGTGGATTTAATGCCGCATAAATTCACCACCAGTTGGCGATAAATCTCGCGGCCATTCATAGTCAGATCTTTAGGCTCACTCAGGCATGGACTAGGGCGAAACTGTATCCGCTCCAGCTGCCCGAACTTCCCATAGATCTCCCCCCACATCCCGTCATGCCAAAGCATGGCGAACATGTAGTGAGCCTCGCAAATGTCGAAACGATCGAAATACATAGGAAAAAACCCGGCGATTAAGCCGGGCTGCTTAGTGGAGCGGGTGAAGCGACAAAGTAGTAATGGTCATGATCCCAGCCGCAAGCGACTAGAACCATATCCTGGCGATATGGCCAAGACTTCAACAGCGCAAGCGCTGCCGCTTTGGCATTCTCCAGGCCATCCAGGCTGTGATCCCATGAAAGGGTCACGCGTTGGGTCTGCTCACTGTCTCGCTTATGAACCGCTGTGATCCTGGAGCCTCTGTAATTAGTTGGCCCCAGGTATTTGGTACGGATCAATGGGCCCTGTAGAAGTTGCATTGGTACGTTGAATAAAAAAGCGCCCGGATTACTCCGGGACGCCACGATAGTCGATGTAAGCGTGAGGAAAACGCTCGGACATTTCGTCGAGTTTTTCGTCAGCTTCTTGCATTGTTGGGACGGTAGCTAAGACCTTGCGACCTGAGATCTCGTCCCAACTCCACATAAACACTTCAAAAGGCATCGCTGACTGTCTCCAGCTTGTGGGGATGTTGCGGGCGTAAACGTTGAGATAAGGCCAGAAGCTCGTAAGCTCTCGCCTTATCAACGGGTCCGCCGTAAGTTACCCAGCCGAGGCCCCCACATTGAGGGACCCCACGCCAGACCTGCATTAGGTAAGCCATCAGCGGATCACCCGGACGTAAGACTGGGTTCCGCTGTGCTGCGGAAGTGTCTGAGATGCAATCGTGCTGAACACGATTGTTCCATAAACTCCCGCGCAGACATAGCAGCTGAACATAACTAAGAAGGACTTCATGATGAAGCCTCCGCTTTAGCGTCTTCTGCGCGGTTCACATCCGTCAACATTGTGACGATGCGATCGCGATCCCAACGTGTCAGTCGATCGGTGAGGTACTTCTCCACCGCTTCAGTCACAGCACCATAAGGAACTTCCAACGTCACGCTGTCGCCTGACGTTTCGCAGATCGCAACGATGCGACCTCCGCCGATCTCCACACGGCCAATGGTGACTGTGTGGGTCGTTTGTGTCTTGGTTTCCATTAGTAGAAATCAGTAAATGGGTTTGGCTCTTTGCCACTTACTGAGAGCGCTGTTGTGAGGCAGTAAACCCGCTCCGCCCGTTGCCAGCACTGCGCGGGTGAACCCAGGCAGGCTGAGATTGGAGCGGAATCGCTCTCAGGGTGGACTTATTCATCCCGGCTGTGCCGGACTCAAGGTTCGGTGCGGGACTGCTTCCCCGCCTGTCTGTCTATTGTAGCATCCGAACGGTGCTACTTAGCAAGCGGCTGAGGGTGTTAACCCCTCCTCCCTTTTGCTGTCTTAATTATAGCCTACCTGTCAGATTGTAGAAGGGGGTAGTGTTGCAGTTTGCCAACTGGCTGCGCGGCGGCCAGGTACCCTGAACATATTTCTGCACAACAGTATTCGTGTAATAAAAAAGCCCCCTAGGGGTGGGGGCAGGGGTCTGAAGTTGTGAGCGTGGGGATCAGTCGCCCTTATCTTCGATGGAGATCTTAAGTTCAGGTGCCTGGATATTGACTGTCTCAACGGATTCACCGATGACACGTCCGATGGAGTCGAGCACTTGGCTTGCGGTCTGCAGCTGCCCCTTCTTCAGAGCCTGATTAAAGAGTTTGGTGCGCATGTGTTGAAGACGCGCCAGCATATTTTCGCGGTCAGCTTTCCAGTCTTCATCGACGATCTTTTTGACATCTGCCCAATCGCGCCAAGCGGTCTGAATTGAGACCTGTTCTTTCTCGGCGTGATCGTAGACAAGCGCCGTTGACGAGAGTCCTTCGAGCTGACGTTTATAGAGCCGTCGAACGCGGGCTTGTTTAGCTTCTGTCAGTTCGGGCTGCATTACTGTCTCGACCCTGTTTCTTTGGATAATAACTTGCTGTGCTGCGTTGTGGAACGGTTTGACGGGGGGTAGGGGTTGAAAACCTGTGTAATGTAATAGGCATGAGCACAAAAACAGAACCCATCAATCTGCGATGGGCTCAAGGTCAGGTTTATTCGAGCGAAAAGCGCTTTCGCGTCCTAGTGGCAGGTCGCAGATTTGGCAAGTCGTACTTGTCTTGCGTTGAATTAGTGCGTGGAGCGATCAATCGTCCGGGGGAAACGTTCTTTTACTGCGCTCCGACCTATCGGATGGCCAAAGATATTGCATGGAGAGCGTTAAAAAAGCTGGTTCCAAAGGTCTGGATCAAGACTAAAAACGAAACAGACCTACGAATCGAGCTAATCAACGGTTCAACGATCGAATTAAAGGGCACTGAGAACGCAATGGCGCTTCGTGGCCGCAGTTTGAGCGGTGTGGTGCTGGACGAAGCGGCATTTATGGATTCAGAGGTCTGGTTTGAGGTGATCCGGCCTGCATTAGCGGATAAAGAGGGTTGGGCGTTGTTTATTTCGACGCCAGACGGTACAGCTAGCTGGTTTTATGACTTGTGGTGTTATGTCCCAGACGACGAAACGGGAGATTGGCAGCGATGGTGCTATACGACGATTGAAGGAGGAAACGTCAGTAAACACGAGGTCGAAGCAGCCCGCGCTCAACTTGATACGCGCACGTTCCGCCAGGAATTCGAAGCGTCCTTTGAGAACCTGACTGGCTTGGTGGCCATCAGCTTTTCGGACGACAACATTTCAACGGATGCCAAGGACATTTCGATCCAGCCGCTGCTGTTGGGCGTTGACTTCAACGTGGATCCGATGTCTGGCATCTGCGCAGTCAAGGATCAGGACACGTTGTACGTGTTTGACGAGATCATGCTGACGGGCGGTGCCACCACTTGGGATTTTGCCGATGAGGTTACCCGTAGGTACGGTGTGGATCGCAGGGTTATTGCTTGTCCCGACCCAACAGGCGGTGCAAGGAAGACAAGCGGTGTCGGCGTAACGGACCACGCAATCCTCAGGCGCAGTGGTTTTACGGTTCAATCGCCGCGATCACCGTGGAAGATCCGAGACAAGATCACCGCAGTCAACACGGGGTTGATGGATGCTTCTGGAGCGCGACGGGTCAAGATCCACCCGCGTTGCAAGGAGCTGATCAAGTCATTGCGGACGCTGACTTACGCGCCAGGCACTGGTTTGCCCAACAAAAACTTAGGAGTGGACCACGCCTTTGATGCTTTCGGGTATCTTGTGCTTCAACAGTTCAACCTGGCG